TGTAACTGTAGCTACAGCACCAGTTGCCTCTACCCCTGTAGTTACACGTTCAGTGATGTCAATTTCAAAGCCACCAGCAACAACCGCTTGAATTGCACCTGTAGCAGAAACGGAACCTAATGGCTCAGAGACATTTTTAGTAACAGTGTTTACTGCACCTGTAGCTGAAACACCTGTTAAAGTTACCTTAATAAAGGCATTTACTGTACCTATAGCCCCTGTAGCAGAGACTGAATTAAGAATTTCAGTTGGTTTATCTTCAACTGTTCCAATTGCACCTGTAGCAGAAACCCCTGTAAGAGTAGCAGTTAGATTAACTACTCCGTATTCAGAAGTTCCGTAAAGACCAGAACCGTATCGTGCTGAAGATGCTATTACAGCCATAGATTACGCTATTCTTATTACCGCCGTTGATGCTCCCGCTGCAGGAAACTCAATTGTTAAGTCACCAGCAGTAGCGGAAACTGTTCCTCCAAAGTCAATTGTGCAAATAGCTTTATTGCTTTGGCTTGCATTATAAATAATACAACCGTCTGCAGAGACGGTGACATTTGAAAAGACTTCATCTGTAAAGTCTACATACGCTGTAGTACCTGAAGTAGCAATGGTAGCACCATCAAGAACCTGTCCTCCTGCAGAGTAACCTGTTCCAGATGCTTCATCACTATTGCCAGTTACATCAGAGTAATTTGTAGTAGCTGCTCCATAAGTACCAGAAGGGCTAGCTTTAATGAGAGCAAGCTTAATGCTATCCGTATCTAAATCGTGAGTACCCCCAAGTAATTCAGATTTAAATGTGGTACACATTGCAGTAGTGATTGCCATCACTTATCTCCTTTATATTGCATTGCGTTTTTCAATAGCAGGTCCAAAGTTCACACCCGATTGTAAAACACACCCTAATTCTGGCGCATCAAGAGGTGAAAAAAGTAGGGTGAACGTTTTAGTTTGTGGACCCACATACATTCTAAAGGGTTCACCCGATGTTAAATTTCCTACAGCAAACAAGACTTCTTGGTGTTGATCTACAAGTGATTCATGCATAGTGTCTAATGATCCGCATGGAACTTGAGCAAATGCATGAGAACTTATTAGTAAAGATGCTGCAAGAAAAAATGTCTTCATTAGTTTACTTTTATACTCTTCTCCTTCTTCTCTTCTGGTATCTCTTGTTTGAGATCAATCGAGAGAATCCCGTCTTCCATCTTAGCATCAAGTACATTCATGTAATCTGCTAACTTAAATGAAGTTGAGAAGTTTCGCTCTGCAATGCCTCTCCATAAAAAATCTTTTTCATTATCAGCCTTGGGCATAGTTCCTCGTACAGAGAGTAAGTTATCCTTTAGCTTTACTTCTACGAAGTCTTTGCTGAAGCCAGCAACTGCAAACGTTAATTTGTAAGTTCCCTCTTCCGTTTTTTCTATGTTGTAAGGGGGAAATGTTGGAATCTTTGCTAAGTTATTTAGCACTTGGTCAAACCCCACTGTGAGGGCGTTTAACGGTGAAAAGTCTAGTCTTGTCATAATGTTCTCCTTAATAAGCAAGAAAGAGCTAACCCATGTAGGCGTTAGCAAAGTGAAGGGGGGCCACGAAGACCCCCCAAGCACCAGTATTAGTAAGTGTGAATCTGCTTTTCAGTCTTACCAGAAATGTCGGCAAGAATGACATAAACACGAAGCACACCAACTGTGGGATTACCTGTGCAGGTAATTTTAACATCAATGGTGTCACTAGCTGTAACACGGTTGTTGAACGTAGCAACTCCCGTGTAATCAACGTGACCATTCGTACCAGCGGCTAAATAGCCAGTAGCAGAAAGATCACCACCATCAACAAAGTCATCGCCAGCGGCAACGTCAATATCAGCCACAGGGGTAGTTGCGTCAAAAGCCGTGATAACTTCCGCACCACAGTGCAGGATGTAGCATTCCGCAGGAAGATCAATTACCTGAAAAACATCGCCCGTTGATACTGACGCAACAGTGCCATCAGCAATCAACTTCGCAATATCAATGGTAGCTTCCATAACGGAAACTGCAGGAAGGCGAGAGGGCATAGATGAACCAGTACCCTGTCCACCAGTAAGATCAACAGTAGCCATAGTTATGTCCTCCTATTAGCTGTAGTCTACTATGCCAAGGACCAAGGCTTCAGGACGAAGCACTTTGCGACCAAAGACATGCAAACCACGAACGATATCGCTGAACGAATCAGGATCTCTGATAGCTTCCGTTTTCGCAATTTGCGAAGCAGTAGCCGTAGAGGACAGATGACCAGCAAGAACAACGTTCTCACCTGTACCAACGCCCGAAACAGAAACCTGATCATCATCAGTGATATCCGCACTTTGATTGAGAGCATTCGACTTATAAAGCGTGAAGCCCATAATCTTTTGATTTGTAACAAGACCGTTACGCAATGGGGAAACCGCATCGCCAGTTACCTGGACTTCAACGATTTTAGCACCCGCTTTGTAAAGGTTCTCATACACACGAGGTGGTGCAACAAACCAACGACCCTCTTCAGGAACGTCTTGCTCATCGAGCTTACGAGCCATAAGAGCCATGAGGTTTACAACATCATCACCTGCGTCTGTACCAGTTACAGTAACAGGAGTACCAGAAGTACCCAAGTTGGAATCCGTAGCAACGGACCCAGAAGCACCTTTGATACCAGCATTGTCAATCATGTTCTGAAGAACATTCTTGTCATAGTTACGCTTCAGAGCATATGCACCTGAAGAAGTTGACAGAGCCTCAAAATTAACATGAGACTGTCGCTCTTCAATGTCATCTACTTTAAACGCAAACGCATTCGCCTGATCTACAGTCAACTGGATTTCATCGTCTGTGAGGTCTTGCGGAGTAACCACAGAACCACGAGCATACGCTGAAATGGTGATGTTTGGTTCTTTAATGATGCGAACCGTGTCACCAAAATTCTCAATTTCACCCGCATAATCGGTGTTCGTTATGTCTTCTGCCACCGATGCTCGACGGAAAAACTTGAGAACTTTTTGGCTATAGATTTCGGCTTGGAAATTACCATTCGGTAAGCTGCCATACCCAGCAGCAGTGGAAATAGCCATTATTCAAGCTCCTTATCCATTAACGATACGTCCTTCTATACGAGCCTGATCTAGTTCCTTTTCGTATCTATCAAACTCGCTAGGTTTTAAACGGCGTATCTCTGAGGTGGTCCATACCTTTTTGTTAGCATTGGCATTTGTTGCAATGTTTACAGCAGTTGTTTTAGTAACAGCTTCTGCAGCCGCTGCATTGCCTTGCTTTCTAGGACGACCACGTTTAGTTGTGCCAATGTCGGCTTTGTACAAATCAAGAACTCGTGAAGCCCACTTAACGTCTGTGCTATTTTTCAAAATACCATCCGCTATGCTAGGTGGCTGCAGCTTGATCCATTCCTTGAACTCTTCAGACTTTTTGACTTCAGGGAAATCATTGTGCAGGGCAAGCAATTCTTGGTAAGCACTCTTAGCCTTTAGTTTCTCTTCTTGCTGATTGAGACGGCTAACCTCTGCACGAAGTTCTTCAATCTCTTTTGCAGCACCACGAGTACTAAGGGCCTCAACTACGTTGTAAACGTCAGGATAACTTTCTTTGAAAGATTCGATGTCATCTTCACTAATAGTGGGCTGAGAGTTTTGAGAAACCAAAGCGTCCTTTTCTTCTTTCCACTCATGCAGCTTGGCATCGTAATGTTTCTTGAGATCATCATAACGTTTCTTGTAGTCATGCTCTTCTGTCTTCACTTCAGATTTCTCTTCAGCTTCACCAGAAATGGTTTCGTCTTGCATGAACGTTGTGTCTTCCTCTAGGGTAGCCTCTTCAGGAGCTTCATCTCTGTAAACATCAGCTCTGTACGCACCTTTGTAGGGGCCTAGATTTTCTTGTTCTACTTCTTGTACTTGTTCTACCATTTTTCCTCCTTGCGGGGCCGTGGGACGGGTAGCCGCTTATTATTGGTAGTGTCTAACGCAGGGCCGTAAAACGGGTAGCTGCGTATTCGGAAAGCTAATTAGGTCTGTTTGGATCTTCAAATGTTGAAGCACCTGTAGCTTTTCCAGAATAGGGAAATGGAATGCTTTCTATAGCACTCCTAATATCTTCCTCATTGCTATCAAGAGGTATTTCGATAGAGGGGGAGGGTTTGTTAAACTCTTTCATTGTTTTTTTAACGTATATAACATTTTCTTTATCAACAGGGCTTCTATGCCAATTTTTAAATATTGTAGCAGGATCTGTTATTTTACCTTTGTCAGTTGAAATAGAAAGACTATAATCTAACAACAAAGGATAAAACTTTTTATGTGTTTCTAAAGGGATATACCCAGGGCCACCTCCTTTTACTAAAGGCCCTAGCTCTTTAGTAAGCTTTGGATCATGCTTTCCGTCTCTATATATTTTACTATACCTTTGCATATTGATGTTATCATCAGTTTGCTGTTTAAAATCATCAACGTATTTTTTAAATTCTGGACTAAATTCTTTTGAATATCGGCGAACTACATCATCAACCAAGCCTCCAGTAATTTGATGAGGACCAAAGGCTCCAGACTTGGCTGACCTAGAATGTATGTATCTTTTGTCTTCAGGGGTATTTGGCCCTGTTTCTACTTTTTTTATAGAATCTAATATTTTATTAGTATTAATTGGACCGCCATTGCTCATTCCGATTCGTTTACCTAAAGCAGCTTGCATTTCAGCTTGTGGGTCTTGAGGCTGTTGTTCTTTTTGCTCTTCTAACTTCTTTTCCGTTTCAGGTTTGCCACGATTGTTAATTTTTTCTAATAAATCATATCCAATCTCTTCGGCAAGTTCTGGAGGTATATACATTTCTCCATTAGAGACTGCTATACGGGCTTCCCCATTTACTTGCTTTTGAGGATTTGTTATTGAAGCCAATTCAATTTTTATTCCTGTTCTCTCTTCTAAAGATTCTATATTAGGTTTGAGTATTCTCTCTATAAAATCTCTGTATCCCTGACGCTTTATTGCTGCCGCATTAACTATTAAAGAGTTATTTTTTGCTTCAAGAGGTATGTCATCAGCAACCCCAGAGTCACTCTTACCCTCTACATTGAGCATACCTGCTGTTTTATTTTGTACTGGTTCTGTAGGTTGATCTCCAAGTGCCATGCCCTCACGTTGCGCTTCTTGTAATAAAGTATCTCTTCCATCTTCAGGAGAATTGTTTGGAGTAGTCATCTCTTCACCTGTGTCAGGGTCCCACCTTTTGTTTTCCATAGGTTGATCAACTTCAACTCCAGGTGGCATGTAGTCTATGGAATCCTCGCGCCTCATGGGTTCATCAATTGAAGTAGGAAATTGCACTCCAACAGTAGAAAAAAGATTTTTTAATACGTCAGAAGGATATTCTTCAAGTATTTCAAAGATTGGCTCTTGCGCTTCTTCAGGAAGTTGCTCAAGATTTTTGATAAACTCTTCTCTTGTTATTTCCATATTATTATCCAGTAAAGGCGTAGGCATTACGAGTGCTACGATTAGGGGTATTGAATATATCATCTGCTTGCTCTACAAAGGAACCGCCACGAACATCTATGCTAGTAGACCCTAGACCAATTTGTCCTTGTTCTTTTTCAGTTTTTGTTTGCTGTTGTGTTAATCCCCCTACATCAGGTGCTTCTGTTTTATATCCAAGAGCTTCTGCAACAGCGTCTTTTACCTCATTTCTCATGTCTCTAATGCCCTGCGTTATGTCAGCATATCCTTGATTTAATTCATCAATGGTTTGTCCAACTGATTTTCCAAGGTTAGGTTGTCCAGTAAGTTCTGCAATTGCATCCGCAGCAGCTTTTGTTATATTGGCTGCTTGATTGTAACCAAATCCTGACATTTTGTTTTCACCCATTACAATACCAGCAAGAAAACCAGCAGGAGAGAAAGCTCCAGGCATACCAAAAGTTCCAAGTGTACCTCCTATAGCAAACTTTGCAAAATCTCCAAGAGGGGAAAGACCACTGGTAAATCCAACGCCAAAAGCGTCCGTTGCATTTTTCCAAGTGCCATCTATAGTGGGAACTCCAGTTTCTCTATCCCATCCGATAGTGACATCAATTCCCATTTCATTCATTTGTCGCTGGAAATCTTCTGCAGTTTTTTGGTCAATTAGGTCATCAAGGTCTAAATCAGTTAAGCCAGTTAAGCTAGTAAATCCATCTCTAGAGATGTAATCATTTACATAAGCATCATAAGCTTGATCAACACTTGGACCTTTATCCTCACCTGTTTCAGGATCAAATGAATAAAATCCCCCAGGATCTGTAAACTCACCAAAAGTATCCCCAGGGTCTTGGGAACCCATAGAAGGGTCTGACTTTCCAGAATTTCCTTCATTTCCTTCAGAAGTCCCTGATGTTCCAGAACCTCCTGATGATCCTCCAGAACCTCCTGATGATCCTCCAGAACCTCCTGATGATCCTCCAGAACCTCCTTCAGAATTAGCACCTCCTGTACCGCTATCCGTAGAATCGGCATCATTTACACTATCATCTTCACTATAGGCTGGAATTCCCATTGGTCCTGGTTCTCCAGAACCTCCACGAGATTTTAAAAGTTTAGCTTCCTCATCATTGATCCAAGCAAGTTGATGATCTTGCCCTTTTATGTCAACTCTGAGTGCTTTTAGCTGTTCGTCAAATTTAGTAGCCATGCTATTCTTTTAGATAAACTTCCTGTTGTTTGTTTACTTGTTCTTTTAGATCAAGAAGATGATCAACCAGTTGGAGCTTCCCCTGAAGCCTCCGCATCTCTAAGTCCGATTGTTCCTTCATTAGCTGGTCCTGAAGGCTGTTCTTGAGGCCCTGCAGGTGGTCCTTCAGGCTCTCCCATGGGGCTTGGCTGTTGACCAGGGGCAGCAGCGTTTGGCATGTTTCCTTGTTGAGCATTTAATCCTCGTAGTACGTCTGCAAATATTTGTGCATCATTGATGTCATTTACAAGTAGGTCTGGGTCAATATCTTGTGATATTGCAAGTTCACGCACAAGGTTAGGAATTTTAATAAACGGAGCAAGCATTGGATTACCAACTGTTTGAAGTAATGTCATCAAACGTTGGCTACGAACCTCTTTCTGCATTACTGCAGCAGTACCTTGTGGTTTTATTTCTAAGTCACCTTTGATCTCTGGGTGATCTTTGTTAAACTGCATGTTCCAAAAGAACATACATTCTCCCATTGGTTTTAGTAAAAAGTCATCAATGTTTTTAATTACAGTTTTAATACTAAGGTTAGCACCACCAAGAAGCATACTCAAACCTGCAGCAGTACGACCTGTACCAGAAACACCAGTTTGACCATGCATAATGCTAGGCAATCCTGTTTCTTCATCAGCCAACTGTCGTGCAGCCTGATACATTTGAATGTTCTCAGGTGCAGTGTTTGGAAAGCGTACCGCATTAATTGCAGTGCCTGTAACACCAGATTGGCGTCTAAACACTTTGCCAGGATAGATGTCGTAGTTTTGTCCTGGTACAAGAGATGCTTCATCAACATCAAATACTACATTGCCAGCAAGGGCTAAGTTATCAATAGCCATACGAATGTGACCATTCATCAATAACTGTGCATCTTCCATATTTTCAGGAATACCTACACCAAACAATTGATATGGATTAATCTCATACGGTACAGCAAAGTAAGGTATGCGATATGGTGTAAATGGATTGAGAACAATTCTAAGAACTTGATTGCCACATACCCAAGCATTTATGGGTACTTCAGTAAGATCATCCATGTCCATAGGAAGACCCATATCAGAGGCTAGGTCTGCATCAAGATTTCCCCAGTACTCAAGAACCTCAAAACGATCATTGTTTTGCTCAACTTCCATGTTCTCACTACGAATGGTATCTTCAAAATACTTGTCATCGTAGTTAGGCCCAACGTCTAAACAAGCTGCTACAGCTTGAGGATTGAAGTAAGGTTTATCCATAAGGTCACGCATTTGACTAGGATTAAACCTATGTCTTTGGACAACATAAGAACAGTCCTCAATACTGGTAGCTGCAGGATCTGGATAAAAACTCCAACAAGAAACAGATTCTAATTTAGGGACTAACCGTTTATAAGGTTGGTATCCTTCTTCTTGATCCCAGTTATGAACAGTTTTTGTTTCATTCAAAGGGCCTTTCATCACACCTGTGCCAAGCAGAGCGCATTCAAAAATTGCGTTACGAAGGACATTGGTAGCATTGTTCTCATAAAGCTGATCATGGATTAACTTTTCCATTAACCTTGCAGTCTCACGGGAAGGGCTAATCTGTGGTTCACCTAAACGAGTTGGTCCTTCAACAAGATTTGCATCTTCATACTTAGCCTCAAGGCCCCCTAAGAAAGTAGCCTCTGTAGCTCCTGGTTGTAACTCTCGTCCATCTCCAGGAAAACCATAGGGACTTTCAGGTTCTTGTTGTTGTTGTCCTTGTCCTGTAGAATCAAGGTGAGCAAATTCTGCAATACCCTCTGGTACAGGACTAGCATCTACTACAATGGGAAACTTTTTGTTTGCAAACAGCACATCAACAATTTGACCATAAGCTGCAAGATCTTTGGTCTTTGTTATCTTTAGAAATACACGGGTCTTTTCAGATTCACGAAACTGTGTTTCAGAG